CTCAATAACTTCTTTCGTATAACAAGCCTTATTTTGCTCTTTCAAATATTCATAAACACTATCTGACACAGTTACTTTTGGTTTGTATTTAGAAGTCACCTTATATAAAATAGCTACGTATTTTTCTATATCGTTTATCCAAGTGGTTACTGTTGTATTTTCCAAAGTACCAAAGTAATTTGAATCGCTACCATGAGACTCACAAATAGTTGTTAAATGTTTAAATATTCTCCTTATTTTAGATAAGTCTTTTTTGTCTTTAATTTCAGTCATATTAAACTCCATCGTTTATTTTCTTTTTTAAATAGTGTGTTATCTCTAATTAATATTGTGTTTATATTTGAATATAATTTATCAGCTTTAGTTTCTAATCCTCCTTCGATTAGAGCGTTAGTAATTTCCTTAATGGTACAATACCCTTTAACCTCTTTAAGATATGCTATAATAGCTTCTTTTTGACTCATAGAGGTATATTTTTTAACACTAGTGTTTGACTTACGTTCTAACATAGCAAGAGAGTTGATCATAATACTCAAATCCTCTTCTGTTTTACGTATACTGTCTTTGAGAGCTAGTATTGCATCTTGCAAGTAACACATGTGTTAAATAATATTTATTAACTGATCTTATTATTCTTTTTTCTCTTCTCCCAATCAGACATTATCTCTTCCACCTCGTCTAGCTCACCACAACCATCATCGATAGTTTCTGCTTCTGTAATTTCAGATCTGTCTAATTCTGCAAACTTATTAAATCTGTGCTTTTCAATGAGCTTCTCAATATCCATAACACGAGAACCTTCGAATATGGATTTAATGATTATCTCAACGTAATTAGTAACAGGTCTTTCCTCAACATCAGCATACTTCTCGATAATATCGTAAGTAGACTTATTTATAGATACCAGAACTTTCCTTAAATTAGGATCATTCTTTTTGTAAGTTTTAGCTTTATCTTCTTTTTTAATAGTCATTTAATACCTCGTATTAGTGTGTTGAACAGTGTTTGGTGTGTGTTTTTATAAACTAATTGTGTGTTAAATCAAGTGTTTTATTTAAATTTAATTATATTTCTTTGATTATAACTATTTTATATTTAATTATAGTTAGCCTTACCAACCTTACCAACTAGCTTACTAATCCTTACTAACTCTTAAACCTCTGTAAACTTGTTCTGTAAAGGTATTGAAGGGTGTTCTAATATTTATTGAACTTACCAACTCCTTACCAACTATTTTTCAATAATTGGCTTCTGGAATATATATACAATACCACTATCCTTACTAACTATATATATTTTACAAGACTTTATAGAGAATAAGATAGAGAGTATGGAAATAGGAGTAGTAGATATTCCTGTGTATAGTGTTGTGAAAAAATGAATAGTTGGTAAGGATAACATAGCTGTATCCCTTGCTAGAAGCCGTTTATTGCTAAATAGTTGGTAAGGAGTTGGTAAGGAGTTGGTAAGGAGCACTCGCTGTATCCCTTGCTAGAAGCCGTTTATTAAAAACAGTTAGTAAGGAGTTAGTAAGGAGTTAGTAAGGAGTTAGTAAGCCTCAATCGTTTATTTCAATAGTTTTTAGCATATATATTATATCTATATAAGTAAACAAAATATTTCTTGTGGTAAAACATAAATATCAAAATTATATATTTTTTTCTTGACATTAAATCCGATTTAATCTAAATTATAGTCAGACTTTAGAGTTTCATAGCTGTAATAGTGGTCTTTTAACTGGATGACCGCCAAAGACTCAGGAAGTTAATGATGTATCATATATAGGGTCTCATTATCTTCTGGAACAAAGGAGGGGGTTGATCGCCCCGACAGAAAGCAACGTTTAGAAGCAAGATACGTTAAGAATGCTTCAAGAGATTTCCAGTACAATCTCATCTGATAATTATATACTATGGGGATATATTGCTATTGATCTTTAAAGCTCATTTAAAGCATTATCCCCCACCAACAATTAGAGTATATTAAATGCAAATTAATAATCCAGTAAAATGGAAACACAAGACTATTAAGATCTCTGAGCTCAAGGAATACGAGAATAATCCTCGTAAGATTGGGAAGAAAGAGCTTGAGAAGCTTGCAAACCATATTAGAGAAGATGGTTATCATCAGCGTATTATACTTAATAATGATAATACGATTATTGGCGGTCATCAGCGTAAGAAAGCTCTAATAAAAGCTGGATATACAGAAGACAGCGAGATCGATGTTTTGGTATCTGACAGGCAACTAACAGATAGAGAATTAGATAGGATTAATATTAGGGATAATTTACCTTTTGGTGAATATAACTTTGATATTCTTCAAGAAAGATTCACAACAGAAGATCTTATAGATTTCGGTATGACAGGTGATATGCTATCTAACTTCAATATTGAAGAGATAGACACTAAAGAGGATGATTTTGATACTTCAGAATTAAATATTGAACCTAAGTCAAAACTAGGTGATTTGTATATTCTTGGTAATCATAGATTACTTTGTGGTGATAGTACAAGTGCTACTGACGTCGAGAAGTTACTAGATGGATCTAGCCCAGTTGTTATGGTTACAGACCCTCCTTATGGAGTGGATTATAAACCAGAATGGCGTAATGAGACTGGTGAGACTAGAACAGGTAAAGCACTTGGTAAAGTAAGTAACGACGTTAAACACGATTGGAAAGATGCTTATTCACTATTTACAGGTGATATAGCATATGTGTGGCATTCTGATAAATACACACATAAAGTAGCTCAAGGGCTAGAAGATTGTGGGTTTCATTTAATAAACCTTATCATTTGGAACAAGAATATATTTGTACTAAGTAGAGGTGATTATCATCATAAACACGAACCTTTGTGGTATGCAATAAGAAAAGGTAAAACACACAATTGGCAAGGTGCAAGAGATCAATCTACTGTGTGGGATATAGATAGACACACATCGTTTTCAGGTGATGAGAGCGAAAGAACAGGTCACTCAACACAGAAACCTTTAGAGTGCATGCTTAGACCTATTGTTAATAACACTAAAGAGGGTGAGTCAGTTTATGACCCATTTGGAGGTAGTGGTACAACTCTAATTGCGTGTGAAAGGTCAAACAGAAATTGTTATATGATGGAACTATCACCAACTTACGTTGATATGATAGTTGCCAGATGGGAAAAAGAAACAGGACAAAAGGCAGTGTTAGTTAATGAGAAATAGCCCAAAACCTATATTTAGTGATAATGAGCTTTATAAAATACGTGATATGAAAAAACATGGTTTTTCAGCTAAAGATATTGCAATGGTGCTTGGTATGGCTGAAAATTTGTTTCTTGGGTATATAAAAAAGCATATAGAAATATTTGGTGAGATTTAATGGCTGGTAGACCAAAAAGAATATTTACAGACAAGGAAGTCTCTATTATAGAGAGAATGTCTAGGCAGAATGAATTAAAGAGTAATATTGCTCGTAAGTTAGGTATTACTGCAGGTAACTTTTCAAGATATTTGAAACTAAACACACAATTCAAAAATGCCTATTTTTCAGATAAATCTAAAGAGGAGTCTATATTTGATGCTTTTGGCATATATCATTATAGATTTAGGAATATCTAAATGGCTAAGTCTAATAAGAATATTAAAGATTTAGTTGAAGTTAAAAAATACTGTCGTAATCCTAATGGAGTTCCAAGGAAAGAAATAGATATTAAAGCTGCACAAAATATGTGTGCTTTACAGTGTACTAGCGAAGAGATTGCTGGTGTTTTTGATATTGATAATGACACTCTTATTGCTAGATTGAAAGAGCATGGTTACCCAAACTTTTCGGAGTTCTTTAAAAAATACAGTGCATCTGGTAAAGTTAGCTTAAGACGTCACCAATGGAAGTTAGCTGAAGCAGGTAATGCTACAATGCTAGTATGGCTTGGTAAAAACATTTTAGGCCAAACAGATAAAACTGAAAGTGAAATAACAACTCGAGACGTAACACCTGATCGCCCACCAACAATAATAAATCACTTCATCGAAGACAAATCGTCAGATGAGTCAAAATAATGAAATACATCGCGAATTAACTAAATGGCAACAAGGATTATTTAAACCATATAGGTATAAAGTAATTCATGGAGGTAGAGGTAGTGGTAAATCATACGCCGTTGCTGATGCATTAATATTAGAATCCTTATATAGTAAACACTTAGTTTTGTGTGGTAGAGAGATTCAAAATTCTATCAAAGACAGTGTTCATTCATTATTACAACAACGCATTGATGCACTTAATCTCACTAAATATTTTGAAATAACCAGAGATGAAATAAATTGTACCTATTCAGGAAGTAGATTTATTTTCAAAGGCTTGAGGCATAATATAGACAGCATAAAGTCTATG